GCTGTGCTTGATGAACTTGAAGTAGTACCCACCAACAGGTTGCCTGATGAGTCTATGCGCATGCGTTCTGCGCCAGCAGTTTGGAAGATATGCTTACCAGAACTAGCAGTTTGAGCATTGTAGACAACGGCATCATCGTTGCTAAGAGTGTTAGCAGTGCTAATTACTAAGCCTCGACTTGCTTGTCCAGTAAAGGTAGCGTGTGCGTTATTAACGCCTCCTCTTACGTCTAAACGTGTAGTAGGCGAACTAGTACCAATACCTACGTTGCCTGATGAGTCAATGACTAGTCTTGGATTAGTATCAACATTAGTTGTACCAATTCTGAAAGAATCTGTAGCCGCATCATGCCCTACTGTGTACTTAATAGAACCATTTTCAGCAAACTTTAACTCAGCATCAAAGTTAGTATGACCATCTAGTAAAATCCTTGCGTCTGTTGTGTCAGAGTTGATGTGAAGTAAATCTTGTGGGTTAGTACTACCTATACCTACCTTGCCACCATCTTGTATAAAGACTTCAGTTGTCGCTCCCCCGTCTGTACTAAACTTAATTCCTTCACTAGTAGAGTTAGGATTAGCAAATATATTTAAAGACCTAAAATCAGGTCCAATGATTCCTTTATCAGAACCACCAGAAAACGCTAGGTTTCCATTTACCTCTAATGCTTCAGAAGGACTAGTAGTACCTATACCTACGTTGCCTGATGAGTCAATACGGAGGCGTTCAGAGCTAGAATTACTAACAGTGCTAAAGAAGGATAGCCCGCCATTTCCCATAGACTGTATAAGCCCACCGTTATTGCTAGAGTTCTTCATCAATATAGTAGCAGAACCTGCGGTGGAACGTGTCAAATATAATGTGTCAAAATCAGCAGAAGATACTTCAAGTTTACCTGCAGGACTACTAGTACCTATACCTACGTTGCCTGATGCCGTTATATGCAGTCTTTCAGTATTGTTTGTCCATATACCGAGAGCCGAGTTTTCATAATTTAAAAGGTTTACTTTATTTGATTGTGCTGAACCATTTTGAATAATTTGAAATCCATCACCAACCGCTGACCCAGTATTACTATTAGTTATTTGAAAACGAACTGTAGTATCTGATGGTTCGTGAATGTGTAGCAGATAGTTAGGACTACTAGTACCTATACCTACGTTGCCTGATGAACGTACTGTAAATAGTTCACTGTCATAAGTATTATCGTCCATGTATTCAGGGTCATTGCCCCCTGATACTACAGAAAAACCATCACTGTTGTCATTGTTTCTAACACCTACAACAACTTGACCGTTAGTTCCGCTTTCTATTAAGCCACCAAATGCACTTCTAGTTGTACCTGAAAAGAGGGAAGCTAATCCAGAATCGGTTGAAGAGTTAAAACCCCTCATAACTATTGAGGCGTTATCGCCTGATTCTATTGCTTTTACTGAACCAGTAACGTCTATACCTGTGGATGTTGTGGCTAGTTTTTCAGAGCCGTTGTGATACAACCCAACTTCAGCGTTAGTTATTGCACGTATTTTAGGCTCTAAAGTCGCAGAACCGTACACGTAAAAATCTTCTGACTTGATAATAAGATTGCCAGTTCCTGAATCATCTATGTAACTTGTAGAACCATCATGATAAATCTGTAGGTCATTCCCTGCACCAAACTGAGCCTTATCACCAGCACCAAAGCTAATGTCATGGTTATTAGTGTTAAGGTTAGACGCTAGGTTAGCACCGTAGTTAACATTATTGATTGTGCTTTCAGCCGCTACCCAAGTAGAGCCGTTGAACACATACATAGTGTTATCAGAAGTGTTAAAATACAACGCACCGTTTTCTAGTGCATTGCCCGCAGTATCAACACTAGGGTTTGAACTTGCATCCCCTAAGTATCTCTTCTGGTAGAATGAATCCCAATCGTTAGAGGCATTCATGTACACTTCAGCTTGGTTCTCACTAGCCGTAGCACTTGATGCACTGTTTTGTGCAGAAGCAGCACTTGCAGCAGCGTTGTTCTCACTAGCAGCAGCTTGTGTTTTAGAGCTTGAAGCTGAAGTACTTGCACCTTCTGCTATTGACTGGGCAGCTTCGGCAGCAGCTTGTGCTGATTGAGCAGCAGTCTTATGAGTACCAGCAGTAGTGGCATGACCTGAAGCCGTGTTCATGTATGTCTCAGCGTTAGCTTCTGACACATTAGCTTCGTTTGCTTTAATTGTTGCTGTAGATGCACCAGTAGAAGCAGTAGCAGCGTTAGTTGAAGCTCCTTGAACAGCACTGATGTTAGACACTACAGTTCCAATGTTACTTAAGTTAGCACCAGTTGTTATAGTATCTATATCACTTGAAGCAGAAGCTACAGTGTTTACATCGTCTTGCATAGAAGCAACAGTTGTTACTTTAGCTTTGTAGTCGGTGTTAGCTACTGTTTGTACATTACCTTTATAACCAGACTCACCAACAACAGCTACTTCATCAGCAACTCCTGCAACAGCGTCTATCTGAGTTAGTTTAGCTTCAACTGCGTCTATCTCTGCAATCTTACCTTCAACTGCACCGAGGGTGTTTTGGTTTGTAGCGTTAGCCAACCATGTAATACCATTAGCTAGAGCTGTACCAACAAGTGAGGCTACCGCAGTAACACTTACCATACCATCGCTTACTTTCTTGATAAAAGAAGATGCACCAGTATCTAAGTCACTAGCTATGGTATCAATCTTACTTGTATCAGCAGCTACAGTATTAACGTCACCGATGTTATCAGCAACAGTGTCTATCTGTACAATGTTTTTGTTAGTTCCTGATGCGTTAGTAGTACCATCGTATTTGTTAACTATGGTGTCTAGTTCATTACCTAAGTTAGACACACTAGTAACATCATTAATAATACCAGCTACATCTTCTACTTTATCTATATCAGCAGCTACTATGTTAATCTTAGAGTTACTTCCAATACCTAAGTCCATACCTATTCTTTGTACATTAGCGTCTAAAACAACGCCCAAGGCTGCGGAGGAAGCATCAGCTGCGTGGGCTGCAAAGTGTCTAGCAGAGTATTGATTAGCTAAACCTGTGCTTGTAGTAAAAGCAGTATCCTTAGCGGTGTCTGAATATTTCTGAGCGTCACTTGCAAAAGCTTCAGCATCGTCTTTGAAATCACTAGCTGAGGATGCGCTTTGTGCAGCACCCGTAGAAGATTGTCCTGCTTGGTTCTTATAATCTAAAGCATTAGCTTCAGAGGCAGTTACAGAAGAACTGAAAGAACCATCAAAAGTTTCTGATACCAAGACATCTGTATCTGAGCTTAGGTTTAGTAATATAACATCACCACCAGATAAGAAGTAATCTCCTTTAGACGGTATGTTAGCTAAGGTTGATGCTTCAACTAGTTTAACACCGTTAAGGTATAACGATGAGTGTGTTTTAAAAGCAGTATCTGCAAATTTAGTTTTACCAGATGAGTGTGCATTATTAGCTACTTGTAAGAAGCCGTTTGTTGTAACTCTTTGGTAAGTCTTTTTAACTTTAGCAGGAGCTGTTGCTTGCCACTCTGTGCCACTCCAAACCTGTAAGGTGTTTGTAGAAGAACTGGTGTCATACCACAAAGTACCGACAGCTACGTTCGTTGGTGCGTCTCCCTGTGAGTAGTAAAAACTCTCACTACCTATAGTTGCTTCGTCACCTTTGTCATAAGCTTCTTGAGCTATGTTAAAGAGTTGGTTTGAATCCAAATCTAAAGTTTCAGAAGTAAGTAGAGAACCATCTACAAAGTCTACAAGTCTAGCAGTGTGGTTTGTTTCTCGGTATATCCTTATAGGATCACCTACGTTAGGTGTGAAACCTTGGTTAAACTGTACGTGGGTAATACCTAAGTTTACTGGAAGTGAGTATTGGTTACTATTGAGTAGTGTATTCCCCACCTTAACTTTAAGATCGGTAGCTTCTCTTCCCGCTAGTGTGTTTGGAGCTACGAACACAGCGTTTGTGTTGTGTGTGCCGCTCCAAGTGTATTTCTTAATTGAGTTTGCCATTTATTTATCCTGTTAGTTAAATACGCCACGTATAGAGTTTTGTATTTTATTCTGTCGTTCGAGAACCATAGATTTAAGAGGTTTCCCACTTTCTTTAAGTGTGGTTTTAGAGTTCATTAACACTCTTTCAAGAGCCTTTTCTTTAGCATCGCTAATAGCTTTTTTAGCGTCCTTAACAGGCTCACCATGAAAAGCGGGTTCTGCTGGATTGCCTAAAGGTTTTGTTGATTTACTAAGTCTGTGTAAGGACTTAACTAATCTTTTCTTAATGTAAGGTTTGTTAATCTCTGCCATCATAGCATCGTATAGACTAACCTCAATACCGTCATGGATAATGTTAACTTCTCTAATATCAATTTTACCGAGCTTATTAGTTCTAAACTTAGCTCTGGTAAAGTTACCATAACCTGATTGCTCAAGCTCATTAATCCATTCGTTTACTTCAAGCTCTTCTGTAGACCTACCAGAAGCACGTTGCTCCTGTGTAGAGTACCAAAAAGGATTCATAACTGTCATTGGATTATCTATCTCTCTTATGTTACCGAAAATATCATACTTACGTGGTATTGCTGGATGGTTGGGGGCGAAGCTTGCTAGAACCCTCTGTTTAACATTAACAGGAGAGGTTAGTTCGGAAGCACCCGCAGCCACCTGACCTTTCTTGATAATACTTGGAACAATCATCAACGCTTTCTTAAGAGCTAAGTCTTTAGTAACACTCCAGCCGTCCTCTCTCGCATCGGGCTTATCAGATGTAAATGCACCTACAGCCCGTGATCCAGCGGTGAACGTATCTACAATACCTGAGAAGAGTGCTGAGTCTTGGAAGGCACTGATGAAAGTAGCCATTGCAATACCGCCTGACGCTAGTAGTCTGTCATCAAGACCTTTTCCTCTGTTCCCAAAGTTTTCCTGTTCTCTTGTAGCAACAACACCATCAAGGGCGTTTACCATAATAGTAATAGGAATACGCAAGGGTTCAAAGCGTTTGTAGTCAACTGTCTTACCATCGTTACCAATAGCTATGCTTAACGCACCAAGACCGTCTGTTTCTTGTTCACCTGTCATGGTGTAATCTCTATTAGCACTGCCTGTAATCTCACCTTGCGCCCACTTCGTAGTTACATACATCATTAACGCAAATGCTAGTGTAGCTTCTGTCTGCGCTCTAGCCTGTCTGCCTACACCGTTCAAGCCAGCTAAGTCTTTTCTAAACTGAGGGAGCAAAAGATTAATAGCAGGAGTCAATCTAGCAGACTCATGGAACACCCATGCGGGGGTTCTAAAGAACAACTGACCAAAGATTTTAGCAACAGGGTGTGATTTATGCAGTTCTTCTAACCTCTTAGCTCCGCTTTCCATAGCACCAGCAAGACCTGTCTTACCTGTTTCAAAGTCTTTCTTATAGAGAAGAGTTTCTACGTAGTCCTTAGCGTTAGCAGCGAGCCTTTCTAGTTCATCTGCCTCTGCATACATAGGTTGTGCATCTTTGCGCTTGTTTTGTTTAACCAGTATATCAGCTTGTGTTCTTAGCTCTTTAATCTTAGTGTCATCACCAAGCCGTCTAAAAGCTTTAGAACCAAACTTCTTAACATTGTTCGCTACGTACTCAGTTAGCTTATCACCTTCTAGTTTTAACGCTCGTCCTTTTTCATAAATAGGGGCAAGTGCCTCTACTGTTAGCTTTTCGTCATAGCTTTTGTTAACTTCAAAAGACATATTATCATCAATGTATTTTTTAAGCTCATCCCCTTTAAGTTTCTTGTCCATCCCTTTTGTTAAGAGACGGTCAAAAGCATCACCAGCAATATAACCCGCTGCTGCTACCTCTTGGTTATAAGCATCAGTAGAACCTAGTAGTCTAGGAAAGGTTCGCATATAAGCTGCCATCTTACCTTTGTTCTTAATACCTTCTCCAAGAAATCTTGAGATGTCCTTAGTAAGTAATGTTTGTTCAAATTCCCAAGCAGCTTTAAAAGAATTACGTGCTGCTTTTTGAGCTGCAAACATATGACCATACACCCGAACCATCCTTCTCCACTTAGTGAGAGACAGGGGGCTAGATATAATCTGGTCAATTAGGGGGTACGTGTAGTTCTTAAGCATTGGAAACACAGTGTTAATGATAACTGTAGAGGGGCTGAACACACCACTAATAGAAGCTTCTACATATCTCTCAGCTACTCTATTAATTTTATCATATCTGGTTTGTGTTTGCCCTTCTCTTAGGTTCGCTTTTATTATAGCTGCTTCGTCATCTCTTACACGAAACATCTCAAAAGCTTTTACTTGTTCTTTAGGATCGTCACTAGAAAGCAACTTGTTGATTTGAGGGTCATATTTTTCATGTACATCTCTCAAGTTTTTAAGCTGTGTTTTCTCGTGTGCTATTTGTAAAGCTTCTGGAGTTACTTTACCTGTCTCTGGATCAGTCTTAAGTTGTGACCTTAGTTTAGCATTGTTTAGATCAAGACCACTGTAGGAGTTTACGTGTTCTGCACCAGCACTAGCCTGTAAGAACTTTGGTAGGTTTTCATCATAAGCTTTTTGTGCCATTGCTCTCTCGTAAGCTGACTTAGATGTGTCATTAACGATAGCATCTAACTTAAGGGCTACATCACCAAAGTATCTCTCAGCGTTGTTGAAATCAACCACAAGCTGACTGAACTCTTTACGGTGAAGCTCTAGTCCTTCAAACCTAGACAATACATCATCAGCAAACTCAGGATTCATGTTTACTTCTTCGATAATGTTTTCAACTTTAATGTTAACCAAGTCTCTTGCATCACGAAGCACAAGCTGCCCCATCTTGACACCTGTCCACTCATCTTGCTTAGGAGCGGGCAATCCATCGGGATCAGTCTTGGGCTGTTCTTTTGCTTTTGGTTTAGGTGTAACCTTAGCCTCTTCTACTGCTTCCTTTGCCATCTGTTCAGCAACGAAGTTATCTTCAGCAGCTTTCTTCTCCACAGCCTTACGAGCTTTTCTTGAGCCTAGCTTGGCAGCAGTAAAGTCAATGGCAGTACCTACAGCAGCACCAGCGACAAAACCTACACCAGCACTAAGAGCTGTTTGCCCAGCATTGAACTCTGCCTGTGATCCTGCATCAACTCGAACAGCTTGATCCATAGTATCATAGGAAGCACCATGCGCTGCCCCTTCTAATCCAGCAACCATCATTGTTTTACCTAAAGACTTTTTAACTTGTCCTTTTAAGGTTTCTTTAACAATCTTTTTGCCTGTTAGTTTAGCAGCTTGAGAGACAACAGCCCCTGTACCTAGTGTAGCAATACCTAACCAGTTAGTAGCATCAGTTAACATTTCCCAACCAGCTTGCTTTGCTGTGTGCCAGCTAGAGTTAACTTCGTCATATTGATCTAACATATAGACAAAAGCTTCTTTAGTTTTCTGATCACCTTTTTGTGTAATAGTATAAGTGTCAATAGCTTGGTCTGTAATGTTAAAATTAAAACCAGCCATCTGCTTTAAACCGTAATCAGCTATCTTTTCTTGAAAGGTGTTGCCTTCATAATCTTCTAAGTCTTGTTCTGTTGGTAAAGCGTTGTGGTTTACGTGGTAAAGTCTAAGAGAACCTTCTACCCAGTGCCTTTTCTTGTGTAGTTTGGTATGATCTAAATCTTCCTCGACTACACCAAAGGGTGTGTAATCAGCCATATTAGCCTCCGTATTTTTCTAGCATTTGGTCTACAAGCCTTTGAACAGCTATCTCACCAGCAGTGTCAGCAGCATCATCAGGAGTAACTAAGTTATCTCCGTAGTCGAAAGACTTAATATTGTTCAATCCCAACTCATCAATTATTATGCTTCGTATGTTACCATCGTTAGCTGGGGTAGCTTTCTTCTTGCCTCTGATCGTCCTGTTGTTAAACTTCTTAATAGCGGCTTCTATGCCAGACATTACTTCAGTATCTAGATCAAAAGTAGCAGACTCTTCGTTAAACCCATATTTCTCACTCATTAATTCATAAGCTCTTGTAGCTTCAGCCTCTGCTTCTTGTTCAATCCTTACACTTCTTTCTGAGTTTTCATCCGAGATAGAGTAAGCCGCTGTTTCGCCTTTTGCTGTTACTTTATAATCATCAGGTTTAGTATTAGACTGTTCAATTCTAGGGTTGTTATCTTTAGGAGCATCCTTGTCTATAATACCCTGCCTAAGCGTGGGTTCTTTTACTGGAGGCTCTACAACAACGTCATCTGTATCGACAACATCGTCATCATCAAAGTTCATGCCCGACATAGCATCACTGAAACTATCAGTGCTGTTGGTATTGTTCTCGGTAATCTTTAAGATTCTCTCTGCCTCTTTTTCTATCTCTTCTCTGATTGTTACTTCCTCTGAATATTTCACAACTCCGTCTGCCTCAGCCTCTTGATAAAGCCTAACAAAAGCATCTTGTATCTGTGCGGTGATTTTACCAACAAGAACATTACTTCCGTCTAACCCGTCATCAAACGTATCGAACAGTTTATTTTGTAACATTACCATAGAGGGAGCAACAGCTCTTCTATACGTTGGGCTTTCAAGAACGTTAGACATTGTGTAAAAACCTTCTAACTCATCTTCTAGCTTTTTCTTTTCAGCCATATCCATGCCTTTTGTATTATAAATAAGCTTACGCATATCACCTATACTAGGCTCTCTTGCTACGCCATCAGCACCTTCATAAGGTGTAATACCATAGATCATTGACCGAACATTATCCTTAACTTCGTTATACTTTTTATTGGAGGCTTCTGTACCTACTATAGGTTGCCCCATTATTCTTACTAATTCAAGCTGAAGCTCTGGGTCTTTTATATCATCAAAGTTAATAGTTCCTGTATCAATTAAAGACTGTGCAGCTTCGCTTCTTGCTTTATCATAATTTAGCTTTTTTGTTAAAGCCGTTTGTTGATCGGTGTAAGTCTTTGTGGCTCTAGATCGCTGTTCCATTTTATAAGAAACTTGTGAGTTAATAATACCAAATAAGGGGTTCTTAAAATCAGTGTTACTTATGTTATGATCTTGAAGTATATCTGTGTTACCTGTCGTTTCGGCTACCTGTTTAGCAACCTCAAAGTAAATTTTATTCTTGGCTGTGTTATCGAGACCTGTTAAGGTTTTATCTAACTCAGTTACCTGATCCCACATTTGTTTACCAGTTAGTATTACTTTGTTACCATCTGCATCAACAGTGTCGTTCATAAAGATTTTGGTCACATCTTTAGTATGTCTATCCGTTAACATCCTTTCATTATGTGCAGTGCGCTTTGATTGAGCATCGGCACGAAACTTTATCTTGTTCTTATTTAAAGAGTCTAGTTGTGCTGCTTGTCGGTGTATGTTGTATCCATCTTTACCGTCTACTGCTACATTGTATTGACCTAAGAAATTCTCTAAGGCATCGTCCGTAAGAGCAATGTTAGGTTCTTTGTTATAAGCTGTGAGCATATCGTTATAGATTACAGCATCATCATCCTTACCAATGCCCTGTGCCAAGCGTATGCGTAAGTATTCAGGGAGGACTGTATAGTTTTTACTCTGCTGAATCCTTTTTATTGTGCCGTCTTTTAGCTCTTGCTGTACCATAGCTTGGGTTGTTGACAGAGAAGCCTCTTGCTCCTGTCTTAGCTTTGCCAGCTGTTTTTTACCAACTTGTGAAACAGTACCAGCAGCAGAGTCAAGAGCCGCAGCTATTTGTTCCCCTTTGGTATTTCTTTCACCTTGAACGAATGTATCCACTCGTTTAGCAGTAACCTGATAATCAGGCGCAGCCGCAGCATTACGCCAATTCACTGATTTATCTATTGAGGTTGCCATTTAGTATGTCCTATTATTTAATCGAATGCTCCAGAGTCGCTCATACCACCTACAACAGCTTGACCTATCTTTAAGCCTGTAGCTGTTGAGCTTGGTTTTGACACTGAGTTTATTCTTGATTGCGCTCTTGATTTAGAGCCTAAGCGTTCTTCTTGTAACCCTTGCATTGTGTTATCTAAGTTTCTATCGACACCTGTGTTAGCCACAAGAGCTTGCCGTCTTATCTCTTGGATAACTGCATTGTTGTTTAACTCTGCACCGCTTTCACCACCAGCTACTTCAGCCCGTGCTTCAGTTTGCATTGTTTCTAAATCTGTTTGTAGTTTCTGTTCAGCAGCCGCTGTATCTTCCTGAGCTGCTTGTATGTTAATCTGTCTTTGTTCATCTGTTTGAGCAGCTAAAGCACTACGTCTATTAACTTGCTCTTTTACCTTCTGTGCTTGGTGTTGTTGGGAAGCTCCCAAAATAGACATACCAGCAGAAGCTACCGCTAGAAGTGGTGGGTTACACATTTTCTTTTATCCTCACAAATTGGTAGAAAGGTTGTTTTCCTACTCCGTATTCTTTGTCTAGTTTGATAAACTTAAAGCCTAGTGCTTTTAGCCATCTCATCGACACTGTATTTTCTGCGTGTACGTAGTTAAGCAAGAGTGGGTATTGGTCATTCTTTTCCTCCACCCACTTTGCTGAAACAGGCAACATTACTTTCTTAGTTTCTGGTAGTTTATGAGAACCTAGTAACCAAGGACTAGCAAAGTGACCAGAGTTAGACAAACCAAACATACCCACTATATCTCCATCTTCATGGACGATACTAAAGCATTCAGGTGCAGAGCTGTTGTAGCTGTGCTGTAACGCCCTTAAAGGTGTAAGCCCATCACTAGCCATTACTTCCTTAGCGTCTTGTTCACGCATAGCTGGAGCTAGTTCTCGGCAGTCTTCAAATTTAGCGGGTCTGTAGTAGTGTGTCATATTAGAGTCTCTGGTTTCGTAGTGTGACAAAGCCTTCCCATTCTGCACTTTGGAAAATACATGGGAGGTGTGTGTCATTAGTTATTGTAATGTCTGTTTGACTTGCTTGTGATTGTATTCCTACTTCTTGCGTACCGTCTTGTACGACAGCAGAGTAACCTAACAAGTTATCTATTTGACCTAATGTTCTACCTGTGAAGGTTGTCTTATTAGCATCTCTTCCTGTTGATGTTACATCTACCTCAAAGTAACCTGTGTCGTTAAAGTTAAAGGATACCTTACGTAGTTGCAGCCTAGCCATTCTAGTAGCGTCACCCTGAGCTGGTTTAAATAGCTGCTCAGACATCTGGTACTTAAATGTGTATGGCTGCCCTACATAGACGTAGTTGTTTACCGCAGCATCTGTTAAGTTACCGTCACCGTTATGGTCTAGTATTTCATTGTGTTGTCCGTTAAGGTAAGTTGATACTTTCTGACGTTCCTCTAAAGAATTACCTTGTCCTACTACTACACCTTTATGGTTAACAAACTGCGTATACTCATCAATACCCCACGTAGTCAAAGCTGCTGCTGACTGTGCGCCTAGGATATACTTTCTATGATCTAGGAGTACGTCTTGTTCAGAGCCTCTAACTAGTCCCTCAGTTGCTGTTATAGATAAAGAGTTTATACCAAACCGTACATTAGACGCACTAGAGCGCATAATAATATTCGTATAGACATTATCAGTAGGTTGAGGGTCTATGACAACAGTGTACGAGCTGTACGAGCTGCCTGATATAGTCACTGGTGTGAGTTCAACCATAGGGTTTGCATTAGGATATGGAGCATTCTCTAACGTGAATGTTATGTCTGTTGAACCACCAAAAGGACATCGAGCATTAAAGGTTAACACAGCCCCGTAAGGTGCTTGGATGCGGTAGCTTGCACTAGCCGTTGATGCCCAACCACCCCATGATTGCCTATTAGATGGGTTTATGTAGTTTATAGTGTCATAATCAGTACCACCAAAACTGTCTATTATGTAAATTAGACTGGCAGAGCTAGTGGGAGTTTCCGTAACAGTAATAGCAGAGCTAGAACCTGTTAAAGACATCTTCTCATAACTACCATCGGTAAAGGTAAAGTATAAGTCAGCGTTATTAAAAGCAACATGGGCAATACTTTTACTAAACGTCCATTTAGACCAAGAACTTTGTAGCCGCTCTTGTGAGGAGTTATACCACTTATAAACGTAGCACTCTTTCTTATTACTAGAAGTAAGAGCTACAAGCATATCCTCGTTAGAAGATGCTGCAAACTCTCTGATGTTGCCTGTAAGATACTCTGGTACGTGTGATGTAATATCTACAGCGTCTTTAATTTCTGTATCATCTCTTGTGAAGAACTCTCGTACTCCTGCATAGCCGCCTGATTTAGTAGCAAAGAATACACTGTTACCAGCACCAACAGGTGAGGTTGTTAAATCACACTCATACTTCGTTGATTGGTCTACTGTTACTTCCGCTGGTGTTAATAACTGGGAAGCAGATAGAGTAAACTGGTTGAGGTTTGAGAACAGTAGTAAGTTATCCTGAATAGGCACAGCCGCTTTAAGTTCCGATACTTCGTTCTGACTGACTGCTACATCAATAGGATCAGAGTCAAGTAGTGTACGTACTGTTGTACGCCAGAAGTTGTAGTAACCACTAGCTTCACTAAAGATTACATTTTCTCCTGCAAGAACACCTAAGCGGTTTCTGTGAAAGAATATGTCTTGTATCTTTTGCCCAACAAAACTAGGAGCAGGGTTAGTGTTATCATCACCAGCCTTACGGCTCTGCCATTGATTGCCTTCCTCTTCAGTACCTTTACCAAAGGTAAAACTAAGGTCAGCGTTTTGTCTCAACGTGTGTGGCATTGTACTAAGGTCGAAGTCGTTCTGTAAGTTGTACGCTACAGTTTCTTTCCAGTAACCAGCACCAGCTTCACCTGTAAAGACAACATGGAAGTCATCTTCTTTCTTCTGGTTATCTCCAACTACGCCTAATCTAAAACCGTTCTCGCATTGGTTAGGTAAGTCTGTAAATGATTTAGCGTTACCTTTAAATGCTTTAAGGTTAACACCACCGTCATCATCTGTAACTTGGATGTCAAAGTCACGAACATTACCGCTGTCTTTAGGAGTGTTGATAATAAAGTAAGGCTCATCGTTAGATGTCTCTGGAGAAATAAAACCATGAGTAGAGGAGCTGTTGGCTGTATAAAGAACCCTACCCGCAGCTCTAACCCTTAAGCCCTGTTGTGGGTTTATAAGTTGTGTTGCATAAACAGGAAACCTAATCTTGTTGCTGCTAACTACGCTCCAACCGTTAAGTTCGTAAGCTGTACCTGTGTTAGTTCTGTAAGGTATTGTAACTCCACCAACTTGAACAATATATTTACCATCTTCAGCGTTTGTAGTTGTTATAGTAACACCTGTAACAGTTGCATCATACGCTACAATATTAGCGTTTTCAGCTCCGTATGCTTGGAAATTAGATATAACTGTGCTACCTAATTCATTGTCTATCTCTTCCCGTAGACATGGATTAGTGTTCCTTGTTTCTGATATAACACTAGATACCTTAAGACCGTCTGAGTTTATTTCATGGTCATCAGAGGCAGTCTCTGTTATTTGTTTAACTGTTGTATGTTCAGCATCTGGGTTAAGGGTGTTTGCTTTAGAGGTCATTCTAACAGTATATTGTCTACCGTAGTTAACACTCTTAAGATAAACCAAAGCTTGGTTAAGGTCGTTTGAGGGGTTTCTAATATCTGACAGTGCTACTGTCTTACCTTTGTTAACAATAAACGTAGCATCAGCAACAGAGGTAGATGTAATATCTGAAGGTGTCGTTGGTAGATAAGCAGTTGCGGCAATGTTGTCCGTATTGTTAGAATTAGAAATTGCGTTACCGTTTGCTAACCAACTACCATGACCTGATTGGTATCGTAAGTTACCAGCGATGTCGTAAACGTGTACTATTTTTCCTGACGTAATGATAACATGGTATTGTTCATCATCACTTCGTTTGTAAGTGTGGAAAAATGCTGTCTCTAAACCTGATAAATTTACATAGTCTGATCTATTGTTTAGGTTTGTAGCGCTATTACTAGTAGACGAACTAAGACACTTTAACTGTTTTAAAAACTTTGTAGGTGGGCGTTTCTTAAGACCATCAACCACATCTGAGAAACCGTTTTCCTGTACTTCTCCCTGACTCTCTAATCGTAGAGCTGCGGGCTGTTGGCTAACCCCGTTAATGAGGTTAGGTATGTTCTTAGAAACTAGAGCCATTACGTATCACCTTTGTTCCAATAGAACGATCAAGGACACTGGCTGTGCCGTAATCGTCAAATATGTTATAGTCACCGTTGTCCCCTTCCATCTCTCTCAGGGCAAACAAGGCTTCTTGTTCGTCATTCCTGTTCATAGCGGATAGGGTATCACTCCCTACAACTCTCTCTTGAAAGATGCGGGCTGATTTAACAGTAATGTATCGTCTCGCCACTTCGGGCAAGTCCGTGAAATCTAATAAGACAACCACATCAAAGGATAGGTCTTTGCCTATGTTAAAGGTGTGTTGTCGTTTGTCGTATATTCTGCTACCACGTTGAATGTACTCATTCTTAGAACTTCTGTACTTTGATGTAGAGTCAGCTCTAAGGACATTCTGTGGAAGATTGATGTTGCCGTCTGAGTCAGCAACAATAGGATAATTAAGTTCGGTGTTGAAGTTCCAGCCCATAGCTTGAATACTTCTTGAAACTTCATTGAGTATAGTCTCAGCAGTTTCAGCATCTACAAGACCAGAACTCAAAGAGTTAACTGGAGCTTCACCGATAGTAGAAAGCATTGAGTTTACTGCTTCTATTTTAGATGTAGGAGTTGTCATATTTACCTCAATGAAAAAATAAAGAGAGACACCCCCCGAAGGAGGTGTTCTCAAAAGATACAGTTATGCTACTAGAGCGATAGCTGATTTGTTACGTAGTACGTTATGACCCATTGCATATTTAGCAACCATCAAAGTACCTTGACGTTCGATCTGATACTCAGACTCAACACCAAGATCAAGTAGCTTAACAGTAGCAGCAGCGTCTTTAGTGAACATAAGTCCCTTAAGATCAGCGTCACGACCTGCATAAGCAGTAGCTCTGTTTGCTTCGTTAGCACCTGAAGGTGTGTCAGTTGATTGTGCATCAATCGGTAAGTGGTTAGACATAAAGATTTTAACACCACCAACAGTCGGAACTTGACCAGTTGCAACGCTACCGTTACCACCGAAGTCACGGTTGATAGCTGTAGAGTCAGCACCTAGAAGTAGGTAGTAAGTTTCTGGGTTCAGAACACAATACTTCTCACCAGTTACATCGTGCTTGTCGAAAGTTTCTAAAGCTTTGATGATACCGTTAACAACGTCCTGCGCTACTGCACCAGAAGTGCCTTCAGCAGCTACAGTCTTAATGTCAATCTTACCTTTAGCACCAGTAGCACCAGCAGATAGATTAGCAAAGTCACCGTTAGTCCACTGAGCTTCTTGGTCACCGTTACCAGTACCAGTCGCAGCAGAGTAGATTGTTGAGAAGATGTTTCTGTCAGCAGCGTTAGCTAGGGCATTCCCCATTTCGGCACTATAAATCGACCTGACATCATAATGGTTCATGGCATCGTCAATTTTCGGCACAAATGCTGAAGAAACTAACAAGTCATCTACAGTTACTGTGATTTCACTAGCAGGTACTGAACCACCAAAGATGGTTTCGCCCGCTGAGTGATATGCAGCAGTAGTAGTTCCGATAGATGGGAACTGAGCTGACTTACCACTGTTGATTGTGCGAACTCTGTGAAGAGGCATCGCAATGTTTTTTTCTTCAAAAGCAGTTAGGACTTCACCTGAGAACTGCTTGAGGAATAAAGCTCGCTTATCAGCACCTGAGCCTTTACCTAATCGAGATACACTCGCTTCTGTTGTACTATTCCAAGACATAATATTTACCTTTTGTTAAATGTTTAAATGAATGTTTAATGTTTAGTCACTTAACACTTAATCTTTCCGCTTAGATTGTCCCCGCAGGGGTCAAAGGTAATTAATTCTGTGTTTCGTTACTTTTTAAAAAAGCCCCCCGAAGAGGGCATAAAGAGACTATTGTACGTTGCTACGCTCTAACTTAGAGGTAACAGACTGACGGTATGCTGGATCACTCTGGTATCGAGGGTCTCTCATAGCCGTGGTCACTTCTGCCCATGAGCTATAAACACCGCCTGTTGAGTTACTGGATTGTCCTTCTATTAAAGAAGGGTCTGTACCCTCAGCAGTTTGATACTTAGATTGTAATCCTTGTACAGCCAGCTTGACCATATCAATGTCTCCAGAACCTACAGCACGATCAAAGGCAGCGATTTCAGTTTGACTGAGGTTATCGCCAGCCCATGAAGTCATTTGCTGATAAGATTCTTCACCGCCTACGCTTTCGTAAACAGCAGTTTGGTAGTTGTTGGCTAGAGCCTCTTGACCCTGTATCCAACTATTAACCAAATCTTGAGAGAAACCAGCGTCTGCTAACTTAGTGTAAGCATCATCTGATAACCCTCCAGTTTCGTCATACTCTCCTTGAAGAGAGTCGAAGTTAACACCAGCGGCTTCTACTGCTTCTCTAACTTCACCGCCACTAGGTTGTTCATTTGTTTCTAATTCTGTACTTTGTTCATCTTGGGAAACAGTCTCTTCTTCTTTCTGACTCCCTCCCATTTTTTTCTCCAAATTTTGATAGGCGTTTGCCATATCTTCTGGAGATTTAAACTTCTCTGGCAACCAATCAGGACGCTCTTCCTTATCAGGATTATTGTTAGCTTCTAGTTGTTCACCTTTGGCAATCATCGCATCTATGTGCGCTTGTGATTCACCTTGTTCTTCATGTGTGTTTAATTCATCTGTCATAATAGTCTCTTTTAGGTTTACTCTTCTACTGGTTGCTGTTGAGCAGCGTCAGCCATGCCTTTAACAGCAGGGGCTACGCCCTTCTCTGCCATTGCCATCATCTGTTGTTGCTGCATCATCTGTTCTTGCTGTTGTTGCTCTTGCATCTTCTGTTCATCAGACTTTACTAGTCCTTGAGTGTCAATACCAAGAGAAGCTCCAAGACGATCTAAGTAGTCACCAATGTTTAATTCACTTTGGATAACTTCCTGACCAAGGGGTTGAAGCATTTGTAAGAACTGGCTTAACTTGTTTAAGTCCTGACCACGACCAAGAGCCTCAAGACCAGTTACGATCTGCGGCTTAAGCGTGTCTTTAGGGAACTTAGGCATCTTGCCTTCCTTCTGCATCTTCGCAAGCAGGAGGTTGACGAGGGGAACTTGGAACTCTTGTGATAGTACAGAGTAGATACCACCAAGAGCGGTCTCTAGTTCCTGTGCCATGTAGCGTACTTCCTCAGCAGTAACTCGTTCAGCTTGTCGCTGTACAGAACTGTTCAGTAGAAAGGCAAAAGACAAACGCTCTGTTATAGAGTTCATGGTCTCTTGCGCTACACGGAAGTCGTTAAACTTGTTAGCTTGTAAAGTAGTTACATCGTTAGCATCGCCTGAGACAATACCACCATTAGGTGCGTCTGCAATGCTTCGTATCTTTGTAGTACCGTTTGGTCTAACCATAAAGAGAAGTTTAGCACTTGCTGCACTACCTTCTACGATAGCACCTGTTAAGGCTTCTAACGATTTTAAATCACCAACAATTTCTTCACAGAAAGAACGACCATAGTCGCTACCATCTACAGCAATAAATCGTAGTGCCATCCAAGGTAGTTTATCTTCAGTGTAAGTACCTTTGGTGCTAGGTATCATAATGTTGTGTACTTCTTGATGTACTTCGTACTTCTTACCTACACGTTTAACGCAAGTAAATATATCACACTCCTTCTTATTAGTGTCTGCCTGATACTCAGGGTTTTCTAATAGTGTGCTTAGTACATCTTGGGGCAGTGCATCGTAAGCTACTGTTTCCTTAGTGATGATCTTCAGGATGTTGCCCATAGTGTCACGCTGGGTTACATAACGATCAAGTCTAAAGACTTTCATACCACCTTTAGGGGGCATATGTACGAGAACATTACCAGACACAATGAGCTGCTTAAGAGCTTCAAAGGTTGGTACTCGAATAGCTTTTGATTCAATAACCTGTGTTGCTGATCTTTCGATACGAGCCAATGCTTCCTCTGCTTTACCTCTAGCGTCTCCACCCAACTCAACGAGATCATAATCATCAATCGTTAGTCGGAAGAAAGCTTGGTTAGGGGGAAGCAGTGTCATCAGTAATTTAGATGCGAGGTTGTTAACGCCTCTAGCACCTACTGATTGGAAGGGGGTGTTGTACTGAGTAGACCCTGTATGTCCTTCAGGAGGCATAAGGGTGGGGATTGTTAACTCAGCACAACTTCTTGCTCTGGAAAGAAAAGCATCACGATCTGCTGCCATGTTTTCATAGGTCTTGGCTATAGATTGATCGTGCATATTTTGTTCCTTTAGAATCTACCACCGATATTCATACCAGTGTTAATATTAGTTTTTGGTTTAGTAGGTTTTGAGATAGGTTCTGGTTTTTTAATAGTCATGTCTGACATGGGAGCTTTAGGGGCGTTTGCATAACTATTGTTAAGCCTTTCCCGTGACTTTCTATCTTTACGGTCGTTGTACATCTTAGACATAACTAACTCTCCTGCACACATCTTAAGCTCCTTTACTAATTTTCAAGCCTGTGCCACTACCTGATCCTTTGTACTGTGCGCCTGAGCTGCCACGACCAAGTGTACTTTTAGCACCCTTACGTCTTTTCTTTAAACCTGTAGCATTTGAGTCTACAGCGTTCGCAAGTTCTGAGGGAGCTGCCTCTGGTGGAGGCGGTGCTACTACAGTTGGTGGAGGTGGTGGAGCTTTTGGGGTTGATAAACACATAGTTAAATCTCTTCTGGTTGATCGTCATCTAGTATCATTTCCATACGTTGTATGACGGATTGTTGTCCTTGAAGAAAAGCTATATCGTTTTCTGATATACCTCTCCTGTTGGGTAATGTATTAGGAAAAAGTTTCCTTAAATACTCTATTAATTCTTTACTTATAAATACTTTTTTCTTCATCGTTACTCTCTATAGGGGGGGAATAGAGCCAGCCCAGTTATGACGGTAGATGCAGCCAGACGTTGGCGATGATGTGGAGGCACGTTACTACCTCCAACACCGTTATCCAATTTCTATATTTCGCATGAACCTGACGAGCAAGCCAACTCCTGAGTTCCAGTAGTGGTGTCCTCTTTTTCATACTCTCCTAGCCTGTCCCACTCAATCTCTGATGGGGTCTCTCGTTTAAGTTCCATATACTTGTCCTTATCTATAGCTTCATAAGGAGCTTGAGCATATACATGGTCAGTGCGGGGTAGGAAGCTAATGCCTGAGCAACTATCTAGACGTTCCCATAGCCATTGCCCTGCTGCTAGGAACTCATCATCAGAGTAATATATAGTCACACTGGGTTTATGTTCACACCAATGATTCTGATATATTTCCCACAAGTCTAACTGTTGCTGTACATTAAGTTCATTCACACAGGTTGCGCCCTTTGGAGCTTTCACGGGGAAGTCAAACACATAGTTCTCCGTGTTCATTACGTCCTTCTTCCACGCCACACCCGCATCTTTTAGGAATGCAGAGATAGGGTCTTTACCATCGCTTCGTACTCGTCTTATATAATAAGGAGAGAACCTAGCGTGAATACCACTAGCACTGTCTACTAATTGAGACACTGTGCCTGATGGCTTCACACATGTAATAGCTGTTGATTGATTAACACCTAACTCAGCAGCAAAGTGCTTGTTAGTTTGTACTGCAATCTTCTTAAGCTTCTCTAGTGTCTCTTTCAAGACTACAAGGCTACCTTTACCTGATAACAACTTGTGATCCATGATGCCTGTCATACTTACACCAAGTAAACATTCCTCTTCTGTGTTCTTCTTCCAGACAGAGCGTACATACCTAAAGTCTGTTAGTGTTGACTGTAGTGTCCCCAGTATCGTAGCTAGTCGTGTCTTACGTTCTAATGATTCTTGTGTGTCATCAGAGCGTACTACAATCTCAGACAAGTTACATACCTGTGCGGAGCGTAGGATAATCTCACTACAAGGGTTTGTCCCAAAGTCATGACCTATCTCTCTACGTCCGTTTCGCTCTGCTTGTTTCTTTGCAGCAGTACGGGAGAAGATACCACGCTCACCAGCCTTAGACTTATAGAGTGCTAACCACTCTTCCAAAAAGGTTTCATACTCTGGCTTCTCATTGTAGACTGCACTGTTGTTTGCCAAGGCTCTTTGCGTTTGTGTCTCCCACCAATTCCCAGACTTCGCATGACGCATACGGTCATCAGACAAATTAGATAGAGAGATGAGAGCAGACCTACGCACACCCCCAACGACAACAATCTCAGCAACTTTACAAACAATGTCATGGCATTCAATACTCGTTAGCTTACGTCCAGCAGCGTTCTTGAAAGTAGCAACAGTAAACTCGAACAACCTAACCAAAGGATCAGCCCCGCTCGATCTACCACCAAATGTTTTAAGCCTTTCACCTTTAGCCCGTAGCTTAGAGACATCCCAAGTAGGCACTTGACCCGAATACAAAAGACTAACCAGCTCACGGAAAGCTTTAGCCCAACCAATTTTACTGTCTGCAACATGGATTGTAGTTTCTGTTTCATAAAAGTCCTCACTTATTGTTGGAAGTTTAGCCACAGACTGACGCTCAACAGAGAAGCCTACACCTGTGCCACACATTAATACATATAATATCTCATCAAATACTCTTGGGTTGTCTACTGCTATGTAGCTACAGTTAAACCCTGCCATGTTATCACGCTTAAGTGCGTCACCCGCTGTCATCAGACAACGCATTGATGGCATTACTTCTTGCTTGTGGATTGCACTAAACAATTCCTTAGCAAGTTTATCGTCTATCTGTCCACGCTCTAACCAGAAGTCGATGTAACGCTGTACAGTTTCTTTCCAAGTCTCTCTTCTATTATCTTCTTCTCGCCATCTAGCGTAACGGGACTTGTGTATGTATTGTTGATATGAATCCATCAGCGGTCATCTCCTGACCCCTTGAGGGTGTCGTTAATTTTTCTTTTGTATAGTTTGTTTAAATTGTTAAAGGCAATGTCGCTAAGATTGAGACCCAGACGATCAGTGAGAACAGCAAGATACCAGAATACATCACCCAACTCAGAAGCCATTTGATCTTTGAAATCATAAGGTTCACCATCTCTTAATTTCTTTTTTACTTTCCCTGCGACTTCGCCAGCCTCAGAGCATAAGCCCATTGTTAAATATTCTTCAGCGACATCTTCATCAAAAATAATAGTCTCTGAACATTTGCTCTGATACCAATCAAAGCCTTCAAACATTCCTGTTAGTTGTTCGTAAGATGCGCCACCTAGTGCATTTTTCATTCCCAGTTTTCTCCCTTTGTGCTTTCCATCAATTCAATCATTTTGTTTAAGTACCAGACAGCTTTCTTAGCATCTTGTATTGGCTTGCCTTTGTTCCATAGCCTAGTGCTGGTGTATTTAATTACGTTACCGTGGCAATAGGAGATAGCATCAAACTCCCCTAGCACATCTACAATGTAATCTATTGTTTCTATCTTCCCTGCATTGTAATGCTCTGGGCTATTGATAGGATCAGGTTCTCTCTCAGTTATCCTAACCTCTGAAATTACTGCATCCATAAACTTACCTCCTGTGTTTTAAAATCATATTCACCGTCACGTAATATACGTGCCAGCCTTGCGTTCTCTACGGCTACTTCCTCACCTAAACCTTTGTCAGCAAAAGCATCAACAACGGTCTGCCAAGTAGCACCCTTATCTTGTAATAATTTATCGGCTGTCTTAGCTCCAACAGTAGGGCAACCTTTGTAGTTATCAGTCGAGTCACCAACTAGTGTTTGATATAAGAACCAGTAGTCAGCTTCCTCTTGATCTACTTCAGTTACTTTACCGTCTATTAAATGGTAGGCTGGGATGGTTAACAGGTCTTTGTCTATAGACCAGATCACTGTGTTCTTATCTGCACTGCCTAGTATTCCTAAAAGGTCATCAGCCTCTAGCCTATCCTCAACTTTACCGTTGTAATTATCTGATAAATATTTTTTAGCAAAATTTAGAAGCATGGGTTTGCGTGTGCCTTTGCGGTTTGCTTTGTAATAAGGAGCTACATCTTTGCGGTACAACTTGTCACCAGATAAACACGTAATTACTTTATCACAACCAGACTCTTCTATAATCTTAGACATAAATTCTTCCATAGAACCTATGACATCTTTCTCATGGGCGTGTAGTGTCCACACACCGTTGCCCCAATCTATTGGAGTCTCTGCAATAACAGCGGCTTTGTACGCCACAATATCACCGTCTACTAATAGTGTCCTAGAACTCTTCATCGTCCTCTGTCTCCTTATTCATTTCTTTAATCATTCGCATACCGTGTTTTGCCATTTGGTAATCTATAAGTGATTCAATAGCCCACTTGACTCCAACGGCTACGCTGACAAAAGCAAAGCTTGCAACCAGTATGATGTTCAATACGTTTATTTCCATATTTATACCCTGTGTTTCTGTAGTCTTAGCTTACGAGTAATAGGGTCAAACAGTAAGAACTGGACACCTAACTTCTTTTGTAAGGGAGTACGTGAACTAGCATAGCTACCACGTTTAGTTTCTTTATTCATCTTCACATCAAACAAGTAAACCTCTCCATCTTTAATACCTATAATGTCCACAGCTCCTGTTGAGCCAGCGTTGTAAAACACCTCGAACCCTTCATCCCACAACCAAGTGATTGCATAAAACTCAGCAACATCTCCAAGCCTACTGGGACTAGTGAGTCTCTGCCCAACTTCTGCCGACATCGAACTCTGAGTCGAGAGGGCATTTGAAGTTGTAGTGTTGTTCTGTCTTTTTAATTGCTTCTTTAGTGATCGCACCTATGTCATCCTCCAAGCCTTCCTTAACTATAATTTGAACTTCATCATGTACAAACGCCACTATCGAAACTTCTTCTGTAGTGTAGCCTTTAGCACGTATCATCTTCTCTATGGTTGCGTACCAATACTTGCAGACAATAGCTCCTGCTGATTGAAGTAATGTGTTGAGAGCTGCATGGGGGTGACGTATGGGTATTATCCTACCGTCAAGACCATTAATAGACTTCTCACCTTGTTGTGTTTCTAACCGTAGCTTAATTGCATCGGTTAACTTCTTGAGAGCTGGGGTCTTGGCTAGGAAGCGTTTCTTAATTTGCCCGCCTTCTTTCTTACCCTTACCAATGATCTCTCCAATCTTCTCGTTACCTGCTCCATACAAGAAGCCATATATAAATGTCTTTGCTTGTGGACGAGTCTGTAACCCCGCAGCTAGTTGGTTCGCTGTGTGTATGTCACCTTCTAGTATTTCTTTGCCGTACTTACCACCGTCATACCTTGACATATAATGAGCAAGACAACGTAACTCTAACCCGCTTGCATCAGCCCCAAGTAAGGTGAAACCTTTCGGTGCGTGAAATAGTGAGCGACATTCCTCCCCAAAGGCGGCTGTTCCAGATGGTACTTGAGCGACATTAGGATCACTATGTGTACACCTAGAAGTAACAGCACCCATATGATTAACTCTCCCATGTATTCGTCCTTTCTTCTCAAGCTTGAGCCATGCTTGTTTACCATTACCTAATTGTCCTAGTCGTTTGTTTAGCATTAAGAACTCCGTTAACAACTTAGCTTCGGGCATCTCAATTCCTGCCAAGATTTTTTCGTCAACTTTCGGCTCTCCTGATGGAGTAAACTCTTGTGGTGTCCAACCCTTCTTCATTAGCCTATCGGCAATCTGCTGTCGTGATGCAGGATTAAAAGGGATGGTCTTTGTTTTAGTCTTAAGCTCAATTATAGTTGGCTCTAAAGTGTTAACTAATTCTGTTTCAATCTCCTGCTTTCTAGCAGAGAGTTTTGTATATAGTTTTTGTGCCGCTTCTACATCAAAGGGGAAACCTATTTGTTCTTGTTGCAACAATAGGGTAGCCATCTCATGTTCAAGTTGCATTGGTTCATGTGGGTAACGCTTACGCTGTATTACTTCATACAGTTTCACGTTAAGCCCTACATCTTGTTTACAATACTCTAACATCTCAGGCGTGAATACATCCCAAGCATCTTCTTGCTCACCGTAAGCACCTTTGTGGTACTTGAGGCGTTGTCCCCATGCCTTCAAAGAGTGAGAGCCTATGAGCCTGTTGTCTACCTTACGTGTTAGTATATCTCGTTCTTTCATGTTCGCCCAGATTAAGCGTGAAGCCACTAATGTGTCAAACACTTCACCTTTATATTCGAAGCCAAACAGTTTCTTTAAGACTGGTAAATCAAAACCTATAATGTTGTGTCCGCCAATCTCAGGTGTTTGTGATAATATGGTTAAGCCTTCTTGCAGAGACTCACCGTGGTAACTAAGCACCTTACCTGATTTTGTATCCTGCATAACTAGACAGTGTACTTTTGTTGCGTCCTGTAGTAGCCCATCTGTTTCTATATCAAAAATTATCATACGATCCTCTCGCTGGAGTGATTAAAAAGGTACATCAAATTCCTCTGACATACGACCTGTTGTGGTGGAGTAGTGAAGCTGTCCTGCTACACCTGTATCACCTGACCATCTGTTCTTTAAGATACGGACGGTTGTTACATTAGAAGTCTCAGCGTCCTGCTGGTTACGTTCTAAGCCTATTACTATGTCACTTAGTTGAGCGATAGCTGCTGAACCTCGAAGCTGTGAGAGCGATGTTACTTGCCCTTCTTCGTGTCCTTTATCACCACTTGGTCTACGTAAATGAGATACAACAATCAATCCGATATTTAATTCTTCGGTTAGTGACCGCAAGTTGGTCATCATGTTATCAATGATTCGTCTCTCATCTCCGCCTTCGATACCTGACACAACAATACTAATGTGATCCAGTATAATGTACTGGCAACCACACCCTCTTGCTAGGTATCTGATCTTAGCGAGGAGGTTGTCACTCTCTGTCGATCCCCAATGGTCATACATAAACACACGCCCTGTACCAAGAGTCGCATCAAAGGCTTCTCTAAGCTCTTCTGTCGGGACTTCTTCAAGATGTACTGGCTTACCTAGGTGTAAGGACATAAGTCCCTGTGCTGTACGTTTGCTAGATTCTTCGAGTGCTACATATCCTATCGTAGCTCCTTCATTAAGAAGGTGGTAAGCAAACTCTCTTGTGAGTTGTGACTTACCTAAACCTGAACCAGCCGTTACAGTTACAATTTCACCTAAGCGACACCCGCCTATCTTGTTGTTAAGTCCTTGATAAGGATACTCTACAGTGTGTACGTGTTTCTCAACTGATACTTCTTCCCATAAATCTTCACCGTTGATGATACCGTCAGGAGCAAACTCTTTTGCACTCCAAAAAGCATCAATCAGTTCTGCGTGTCTTCCTGCTTGTACCATCTCACTTGCATCTTTAAGTGGTAGCTTTGCAATCTTAGCTTTGCGTGGTGATAGTAGTGCGGCACATTCTAATGCTGCCTTCTTACCTACCTCGTCTTGGTCAAACATAAACACTACGGACTGGAACTTCTCCAGCCACTCTATAGCTTTCTGTATGTCCTTCTTAGCTCCTGCCGCGCCTGTCTTGACAGATACTACAGCCCATTTGTGTTCAAAGGCTTGCGACATTGAGAGAGCATCTAGCTCACCCTCAACGATTGTCACTGTCTTGCCTCCGTCACGCCATAAGTGCTGTCCATATAATACAGCTTTCTTTAAATCTCCTACCACTGAGAAAGTTTTATCAGGATAGCGTAGCTTCTGTGCCACTGTGTTACCGTCTGCATCTTTATAGTTAGCAATATGTGTTCCTTGTCCTACTTGATAATCCCAAAACTTTGTGGTCTTCTCTGTAAGACATCTCTTTACTAACGGCTGGTAATCTCCAGTCTTAAAACTAATATCCTTTACTGCCTTCTCTGTCACACTGACCTCCTCTTGGGATTGCCCATAAGTTTTACAATTAAAACAATAAGTGTGACCATCAGAGTACAAGCTGTTTGCATCTGACGATCCACACTTAGTGCATGGAGTGTGCATAATAAAATCACTCTCCTGTTCTTCCATTACCGTAGCCACTCCTCTGGTATAATTTCTTCTGCATAAATAAAGTTATGCTTCTCTGCCCATTCGGAACAAGTCATCTTAGAGCCGTCTTTTCTTTTCTTAGCTCCCTGCACTGGACTGTTCCCTCGTTGAAACAAAAACCTTATGTCCAACTCTGGGTGTTGTTCTTTCATGTTACGCATCTTGCGTTGAGCGTCTTGTCTGAAGTAACCTTTGATCTCGATATAAATATTACCAATCTTTAGATCAGGTGTATAATTTCTAGTCACCGTATAAGGTAACTTACAAGGTTCATACTCATAAGCTACCCCACGGTTTTTGAGGTTCAACTGAACACGCTCTTCTAGGGTCGATCTAGAAGTCAGCGGCATCAGCTAAGTCCTCAGTCGTTGATGTTTCAAATGGTGCTGCTTCGGAGGGTGGAGCAACAAACCCATCTTCTTCATCGAACAAGCTAGTGGCTGAGTTACCATACTCTACCAAATCTATTACCTGTACTGCCTTCAATCTTAAAGACACACCAACCTTCTTGGTTGATTGCATGATGTAAGTAATAGGTTCAAAAGCTACCTTCACCTTTGAGCCATTACCAATCAACATGTCTTTTGGCAGTGGTTGTTTCTTAGCATCCAGCACAGCGGGTTGCTGTTCATAATACCCACCATCTTTACGTTGTACCTTTGCTTTGAGTTTAAATTTAAATTCTACTTTACCAGTATCATCACCTGTGTCTCGATCATACACTACACTAGATACGTCCTGAGTGGTCAGAGTATTTTTCAGCGGTGGTTTTTCTTTCACTGCTTTCTTAAATTCCTCTTGAACTAGTTGTTCTAGTTTCTCACACAGCGGGGCTGCTTCTTCTTGAGACATCTGAAGGTTGATTGTGTAATCACCTAATGGATTCCATTTTGTATCAGGCTCTAGAACTTTTGCCCATTGCGCTGAACCTTCGATTACCATAATGTTTTTAGCCATATAAATTTATTCCTATAAGTTAATGTTTATGTTTGGACTGCTTATGGGGCATGACCTTTTTTCTATGCGAAAAAGTAGTCACTTTTTAACACCTCCTCGATGTCAAGTTCCCCTTTGGTTGGAGGTAGTGGTACATCCGTTCCCTCCGTTAATGTTGTTACTGCGCTATCGTAGAGATTTTGCAGTACATCATGTTCTTTGTACATCTCCACAAACGCCTCTCTTAACTTATCGTTAAGCATTGGCATGTTTGGTGAGTGTGTTCCGTAGCTATCGTGCACCATTGCGAAATCAGTAACACCGTTCTCTACACATTTTCCTACTGTAAAAGTTAAAGCCGCAGCATCTAATGAGTGTACAAGGTTAGGACTAGCCCCTGACGCTGCTTTGCGTGCATCTACGGAGTCATCTATTGGCTTAGAATAGTTAAGCCTAACTACTGATCCGTTAAGGTGTGTAGCTATCCTTAGTTTCCTTTGCTCATTATATGTCTGCCTTACCAGTAAGCCTGTTGGTGTGTGCCACTCAAACATCTTACCTTGTTTTGCATACAGCCTAGCGATTTCTTTAACATAATCCATCACTGAGTGTGCTGAGACAATAACCTCATTGATTGCTTGCCATACAAAACCTGACAGATACATCGAAGGCTTGAAGAAATCATCATTCCAAGGGTTACGCCCCTTACACTTTTCTTCTAAAGATTCTTTAATATATTCTGTACAAGCGTGTCGTGTACCTGAGTACGGCACAATCATCACTGGTCTCTTAGTTAACTTCCTGCATACACCTACATCAAGTAACTGTTTCGCCAACTGTGTGTCTTGTTGTTGTAACAACTCTGTTGCGCGTTTTGCTACGTCTGTGTAAATGTCCTGCGGTACTTCACTTGGTAGTAAGTTAACTGCCCTACCTCCCTCTTTGTCCCTGAGCATTGCTGAGAGGTGTTGTAAGCCATTGCACGAGCCATCACTAGCACAGGGTAGGTGCGTCTCAAAGTGCTCCCCAAACTGCCTAGCGTTGCTGTACAATGCCCACTCGTAACACCATGCAAGTGCTTGCCAAGGTTTATCTGCTTCCTGCCACCATCTGTTAGTTAAGGGATCGTTATAAACATCGACAGCGTTCTCTACGTTCATGTACGCCCACATCTCTCGATCTTCTAAACTTACCTTATCTACTCCAAATACATTAGCACCATGTATAGCCAACCATCTAGCTTCTTCGTCATTCGTGATAGTAGCTGGGTTAGCAAACTCTAATAGTGCTTTGCTGTAGTCAGCGTTCTGTGGTGAAAGAAAAGACTCTACTGGATACTTACGTCCACGAAAGTCTAACTGCCATACATACCACATCTTCTCTCTATGTGCATACTCTTCTGCAAGTTGTATTGTACGTTCAACCTGTATGCGTTTAGACATAGATTTGTTATTAAAACTATGAATCTTGTTACGCTCTCTCTTAAACTCCTTAAACTTAATCTTCTCTTCGTCATTAAGAAACTTAGGCTCTTTACTAAAAGGATATTTTGGCAGTGATAAGTTATCTTTAGGAGGTAAACCTTCCCACATCTGCCCACTGTCCCAACACTGCCTAATTGTCTGCGCGACAAACCCATTAATACGCCAAGGTGTTTGCTGTATAGCGTTCACACAGGCATACTCGTGGGTAAGGTCGCACTGTTGCAGCTTATCTACATAGTCCTGTACGATCTGCCTCATGCCCACACCCTCACAAATGGTAATTGATTAATATGTTCTGAGTAATAACCACCACCCCAGAAGTCATCCCAATCTTTAGGTTCAATAACGCATGGGCTGTACCTTGGTAAGGCTACACTATTTGTTTCGTTAAAAGCCTTTACCCATTCTTCAGTCTCTGGTGTAGGCACAACAAGGTAAGTGGTTTTCTTTTTCGTTACCTTTTTCTCTAATCTAACTATGCCTGTTTCTTTAATAATTAAATCAACCAACTTAAGACCTACGTGTATTCTATTCTCACTACTCCAATGTGGTATATCTAATCCATCAGCTTTTATCTTATGGTCAAGACCGTACCGCTTGTGGTCAAAACCTTTATCAGATTTCTTGTTAGCTAGTGTAAGTACATTGGTTGCTACTTCTTTATCTAACTCTAACCACTTGTCCAATCTCATCTGTGTTTCTATTTGTATTCCTATAAACTTAGCTACACCTAAAAGCGTAGGCTTCCTAACCATGTTATCTACTAAAGATATTAAAGATAAGTAAGCCATCTGTCCTTCGTCACAACCTTTGGTTAAATTCTTAAAGGCTGACTTTGTTATCATCTTGTGATTGTTGTACTCAACTATCGCACCCATTAGTGGTTCAACAATACCTTTGATGATAGTACGCCCGTGCCTAGTCTTTGATCCTAAATCTTTAGATAATAAATCTTCTAAACTTTTATTGTAGCGGTGTATCCCTGACTGTACCATGCGGTACTCTAAGTCTATTTGGTCATCCAATGTTGCCATCATTTACCTCTCTTACGCCACAATTCTGTGGAGTTGGTGGCTTTGCTAAAACTAACTACGTTAGCGGAGCAAAGGATTATGTAGATTGTGTTGTACATTCCAGTATATATTTAAATCTTGTTACGGTGGCGTGATAAGGTTTCAAGGGCTTTTCAGTCCTCTGCTCTACCGACTGAGCTACCTAGGCATCTAGGTTTCGAGCCGTTTTTACAATCTATCTCACGCCACTTAAGCCACATTACGCCACACTGCGCCACAGGCTATGCTTCGAGTAAATTAGACCCGCCAACCATAGTTGAAGTGTCCCATTTAGCATACTTAAGAGTGGTTGCAATATTTTTATGACCCATGTAACGCATGATGTTAGCAGTGTCCCAACCCTTCTCAGTAAGCCGTGTTGCCGTAGTATGTCTCCATGTGTGCCAACACTTATTTGTTAGCCCTAAGTTCTCACGAACCTTGTCCCAAGCAACTCTGTGCTTGTACAAAGGATCAGTAAATGTTTTACGTCTGCGTAGCGCATCTTCTGATCGCTTGGTTAAAGGCATATACAAGTCATCATTATTTTTACGATCATCACCTTTAATATGATAACCATAAATAGGCGAACCGTCTGATCTAACTTGCTTAAGTTTTTTCAAACCATTAGCAGAAAGTTTCATCACCTCAGAAGCCCTTAAACCTGTATCTACCGCCACGATAGCATAGTCATGTAGGTAGTCCTCCCCCATCCTTGTAAGCTCGGTTAAAATGTCTTTCTCTTCTTCGTGTGAAAAGTATTCTAACCTGTGTCTGCCCTGCTCACTTTGACGTTTAAATTTAGGTACAGAAGTTAACGCTCCTTCATCAACAGCATTGTCTAAACAACGCTTAAGACATGAGATATGTCTGTTTACTGTTGAAGGTGCATACCCTTGATTCTCTCGCATCCACTTGATCCAGTCAAAGACTGTGGTAGTGCTGATACGATTGATGGGTGACTTCTCGCCCCAATACTTACAGACAATACTTTGAATAAACATTACTTGTCTCTCATTCTTAGTATTAGCCCAGTAGTTCTCATGGCAACGATCAAACGCATAACGTAATGTCCACCCTGATGCCTTACCAGTCTCTCTGTTTACTTCCATAGCTGTAGGCATATTGTCCTGTGCTATGTCTCGCTTCCACATTGCCTCCAGTAGTGAAGCATCTTCCTTAGTGGAGAGGGTTTTCCTGAAGCGTTTGCCTTTATAAGTAACGTAAGCTTCCCACCCGCTACCTCTTTTAGTTACACTCATACTATACCTCCTGTTAAAAATACTGCTACGCAACCAATCGCATAACAAGCACCGCAATATAACGCGCCTTCTAATAAAAAATTCATAGTCTTATCCTCCTTGCTAAGGCTCTGCCTCGCTTTGTTACCTCGATATACTTCTCAATACGTCTATCGGGATTCTCGTATAGTTTAACTAAGTCGTGATCTACTAGTACTCGTAAGTTTCTACTTGCACTAGCACTGGATGTATCCATGAGCTCACCAACATCCATAACCCTCAGCGTCTCTGCGTTAACGAAAGTACGTTGAGCGATAGTTACAAAAGCATACACTGTCTGTATATGCATCCACGGGTCAATCTTCCTGAACTCCGTTAGTATTCTTATGTGTTCTTTTAAGTCTCGACCAGACAATACACCCTCCTAACCAACTGATTGATAAATCAGCTTTCTTAATACAAACTCTGGGAATTAACATAAAACCAAATAAGCATTTCCCCAAAGCTATCTCGTTTCTTAGAAACTTTATTAGCATGATTTTCCTTTTTGTAAAGTTATTACGGAAGCGTACCTATTAGTAAAACGTTTTACTGTCAACCTTTACTAGTAATAATCGATTCAATTTGAATCACCTTTTTTACTTGACTTGGATTCAGGATTCAATTTCTCTGTGGGTAACTTTTTCTTCCCAAAGATAGCATCCCAGTTAGACTCGTACTTCTCCTTGTCTACTTTTCGGGGGCGGTCTCCCTTACCCCCATGTGTTGATTCGCTCATACTCCTTGTTTCTCCATTTCTTTAATCATAATATCTAGGTAGTCCCTGCCGCCCTCTCGTACTGCTTTCTGTATAGCTTCCTGCTTGGATTTACCTTTGGTATAGACACTATGATCATCTGTATACCAATAGGTAAAGTCTTGCTTCCTGCACATATCTTCAAATTCCTTTAGTGTTGGTAAGCTCATGTCCAATTCTCCCCTAAGTCAATAGTTTGGTGCTCGTTACCAAAGAATTGTCCATACTCATTGCACTGATAAGCTGTACACCCCCATTCATTAGTAATGTCGTCTTTGAAAACATGCACTTCAGCATCACTGTCCCAGTTAAACCAGTACTCGTTATTCTCACTGCCAAAAACCTCCTCTCTTGTTTTACCCGATAAGACAATCCCTGCAAAAACACCCTGTACGAACTCTTTAATTAAGAGCGTCTTTTTTCTGTTAATCCACATCTTTAAATTCCTCGTAGTGTACAATCTCTTCTGTTGGCTCGTGTACAATCTCAAACCCTGCGTAGCCTGTCTCATCGTCATTGAGTCTAAGTACAATGTCATAGTCGAGAAGCTGTTGGACTACTTTACCATCACTGCCAGTTATTTCTAGTTGCTCGTGTATGTCTTCGAATATATCCATGTTACACCTCTATAAGTTAGTTACTAATTGTGTTACACCGCGAGCCTTCTCAGCTTCGAGGTAGTCTAGCCAATGGTAGCTAGGGTCTTGATCGTCATCTTCCATGTCCCACAACCTTGCGCGTTCCTTGCGAATGGCTGTACTGATTGATTCAAACTGTGCTTCTACTACTGGGTTAGCTGTCAACATGATACTCTACTCCTGTTGGTGTGGGTGTAGCTAAAAGGTTAATGTTGAATACTCCGACAATTATAACACTAGCTGTCAAGCAAAGTAAAAGTTCTTTTAACATTATTATCTCCCTAACAAATCAAATAGTAAATTACTGCGTAGTGTGTGTAGGTCTGCCTTGCCGATAGAGTGCAACTCGTGCAACTCTATTTTAAACATATGGCACAGTCTCATATCTAATTCTTTATCAAACATTATACTGCCTCCTTATTGTACTCACGCCAGATGCTAATAAACCCTGCATGGTAGCCTTTCTTACAGTTACCATAGACAACTTCAGGCTCTCTACGCTTAATGAATCTAGATGCGATAATATACTGTCTGCGCTTAGTCTTAATCCAGTATCGGTTAACGTCTTTATCCTCATTGACAGTCGCGCCTAGTTTCTCCGCTACCGTAGCAATTAAGTTTACTGCTTTCGCGCAAGCGCGTGGTGAAGCCTTACTGATTAACTTTAACATTGGTATTACCTCTTAGTTGTTTGAACGTGAAAAATGTTTATTAATTGGATACTTCTTACAGTGCGCGGTATAGTCCTCATCCCACGCGGTACTAACTTCATTGATGCCCCAGTCGCTGATAATCTCATCGGGCGATTGGTCATATTCTAGAACGTAACTAAACCCTGCTAAATACTCTACCTCATCTTTTAAGTCTGTAGGGTTGGTAAAGTATACCACACCTATATCACAGGCTTCAACTGCTTCCACTGCATCGTCAAAACTAGTCCCTACGTAGTCAGTGTAGCCCTCGCATTCTACCTCGATAGTGTAGCCCTGCTTCAAGCCCCATTTGATTAAGTGTTGATGTGCCTTTTTCATTTTCGCTGTACCTCGTTAATTTCGTCTATTAAAGCCTTCCATGCCTCTATTGAAAGTTCATCGCGTAGGTGATCAATTGTAAGGTCAATCATTTCGTGAACCCATTCCCACTGCTCACCGCGCGCGTCCTTAGAAAATTCTACTGCCTGTAAAACGTGGTGTTTCATTATAGTGCTAGTCATGCTATCGCCTCCGTAGGCGTTGTTTGATTCAGTAAAGCTATGGTCTCACATCCTGACCCTGCTGTCTACCCCTGCTCCTACCCATTCACCGCAGAAAATGCCCCTCTTACCTCAAGCGTCAAAACTAACCTCAAAATACTATCATGGTTTTTAAGCGTCAAAATACTATCATGTTGTTGCGAATGATTCTCATTAACATCTGGCGTAGTGGTGCTTACCAAATGCAAATGAGAATCGTTATCATTATCGTTTAGGTTTAGGCTGATACAAGTTTGGTTAGTTTGGCTAGATTAGACTGGTTGAAAAAGAACCCGTTCTTGGTTTCATCTTGGGCGCGTTCTAGCTTGTTCGATCCTTTGCGCTTTAATACACCAACACTACCTGCAGGATCTAAGAACCGAGCATCCGTATCATCCATATTGATTAAGGGTATCAGGTCAAGCTTCTCAGGCACTTTATATTCACCCTTAGCTTCAGCAGTGTTAACTGCTAGAACCGTCTTAAAACCGCCTTTAATAGCTCGAGCGGTCATTGTCATTGTTTTATCATTGTTCGCGCTACCGCTAAATGTGAGATCGTAATTCTTGAGAGTATTCTTTTTAACGCGACTAAAAACCTTGGTGTAATCGTAGAACCTAATAGACGGAAAATAAGATATAAAATTATTAAAATCTATATCGGTCGTGCCGTTTAAACGCACCGCTAACGTATCGCCATGGTTGGCATCATGTACGCATATTTCACCGCGTAAAACTTTAAAGAACCTATCGCGCTCTAATAGATAGCATAGCGTGCGTTTGGTTACCGCCTTTTGTGCTTGCGTCATTCCCAGTTGCCCACTTGAAATTAAACAATCAGACTTGCACCCAAATAAATCAGCCCCAGCGCACAATGTTTTAGTGGATACTTTATCAGCGGGTTGCATATATAGAATAGCGGTGTTGATCTTTAGCTTTACACCCTTAGCGGTTTTGGTCGAGCTATTAACATTGATTAATGGCGTATTAACTTTGGTTAGATAATCCCAGTTTTTAATTGCCCATGTTTTAACAGATGGATTAATAGCGGTTGACGCTAGTAGTTGCTTTTTAGTTGTTTGTAGTTTCATAATGTGCACCATATTGGTTGAGTAAATTAATATAATAGAACCCGCTATTGCTAACGGGCTCGATATATTAACTGATTTCTAAGTAGCCAAATATCGCCATTCTTTTATTATTAGGGCTAAACAAAACCCACCCGTCCCGCTGTCTCTCTGTATAATATCCATCATTTAATTGTATCCAGTCAAAACTGTTGTGCTCATTATCTGTAATGGTGAACACGCGCTCTGCAGGTTGTAAACTGGTGGGTTTTTCGCCTATATATTTAAGGTTGTTTTTCATTAGTCCGCCTCCCTATCGATCATATCTTTTCATAACTTTTTCATAGGGACTAAGTTTATCACCTTTATAGTCAAAAATAGAATGCTCGAGCAACTCATCAAGCGCGTCTTTTGTAGCATCAAAATCATCATCTATATTATTATTGCTGAAATAGATTAGATCGCTGATTAATGATTGAACAACTTGGTGTAGATCGTTACCGTCCATTGAATTTAGATCAAGCTCATTATTCCCAATATTTAATAATTTCATGGTGTAGCCTCTT